CCATCTGACTTTACCTTTAACTTTTCTATATACATTAATATGATCAAGAGTGATTTCACCTGCTTCGAATCCTGGTGCCGTTGCATTTTTAATTAAATATGCTGGGATGCCATCAACGTAAAGTATAAATCTATTTTGAACTTTTGGTTCAAAAGCGGTGAACATTATTTCGTTAGGGTCTAATACTGCCATTTTTTATTGTTTATTATAAATATTGCCTTTTTAAGTTTTTAGAATTCAACTCCCGTTGGTGTAACGTTAAAGTCTAATACAATGTATTCAGCTGTTCTTGTTGGTTGAATAAATATTTGTCCTACCATTTGGTTTCTATCAACCACATCTGGTGTGTTGTTTGTTTCATCCATTACTACTCTATAAGCATACAATCCTTGTCTTTGTTGTATTGATTCTAGGTATGGGTTTACTTGGTTTACAAATCTATTTCTAGTTGCAGCTGTATTTTGTTCAAATAACAATGTGTTTCCAATATTACCAACTGTTCTTTTTAGTTCTATTAATAATCTTCTAACATTTACTCTATCTAAAGATGTTGATTTGGTTTGTAATGTTTTTTGTCCAAATATTACAGGACCTTGTCCTGGGAATGTTGCAATTGGATTTACTTTTCCAAGGTATAATGCATCTCTATCTGCTGGTGATAATTTTCTTTCTGTTTGGATTACACCACCTACACCACCTCTATTAAATCCTGCTGGGGCAAACCATTCAGCACCTAATCTATCGTTTGTAGCATAAACTCCTGGAATTACTGTTGAAGCTGGGACCCAAACTAGTTTACCAGTTTCATTTGATAATACTTGAACCCAAGGCCAATAAGTAGCTCCATAACTTGAATCTTGTGTTTGAGCTGAAGTAATGGTTTGATTAAGTGTAGATCCATAATTTCTTGTATCTACTACTGCTATAGCATCTCCTCTTTGAGTAACGGTATCAAGCATAGATGATACTGCACTTGCTCCATTTTGGATTGTTATACCTGGGATTGTTATGATTTCATAATCATATTCATCCGAATTTTGTAGTAATGATAATGAATTAGTATATTGAGAAGCTTGTACACCTTGAATTGAAGAAACATTAATATCTTCAAACATTCTTAATTGGTCATTTCCATTGGCTCCACCACCATATACATTTCCTTCAGCATTAGCAAAAGCACCTTCACTAGATCCACTACCAACTTGTGGTAAAGAAGAAGTATATTCACTTTTGAAATTACCATCATTATCTAAATAATTTAATGTTGGTAGACCAACTGATTTTACTCTTACAAAACGGCTGTTGTTAACGTAAGATCCAGTTACTTGAATATAATATTGACTATCTGAATCTGTAGTAAAATTTTTATTTTGGTTTCCAATTACTTGTTCAATGTAATTGCTTGAATTTGGGTCTAATGATAAATCAGACCAAGATTCTAATATTGTTTTTGTATTTGAATTATCATCACCTCTTCTAATTAATAAATTAAAGGTACCACTACCTGAATCTATATTAGTAACTTCCCAACGTACATTATCAGATGAACCACTTACTAATGATCCACTTGTAGATACAGTACCGGTATTATTCATGATATCACCTTCAGATAAAGTTTCTAAGGTAAATGATGAGGAATCAGCATGCATAAGTGATCTTACACTAGCGTCTGCTGGGGTAAATGTACCCGATGCTATTCTTGTTACAAGCATAGTTTCACCACCTTGTTGGAAGTAATTGTATGCTGCAATTGAAGTTAAATATTCTAATGTTATACTAGCACTTGTAAAAGCACCACCAAATTTATTTTTATAATCACTATATGAAGTAACTAATGTTGGTACATTTACAGGACCTTTAACAGTTGGTCCAAGTACTGCAGTACCAGCAGTGATAGGTCCTTCAGTAATTAACGTTTGGTCGTTTTCACGTGTTAATACTCCTGGGGATAATAATGTTTCAGCCATTTCTTTATTGTTATTTTATCAATAATAAATATATAGGAAATTTATAAAAATATTAAGTGTTACTAGTAATATTGCCTGTTTTTAAATCAATTTGGGCAGTACCATATTTTTCTTGTAATTTATCTCCTATTTCTTTTTCTTTTAAAAGAAGTTGTTCATATTGTATATTTACAAGTTCTTTTTCTTTTTTTAAATTTAATTTTTTTAATGTTAATTGTCCTAGTTGGTAGGTTATAACATCAATTTCATTTTGAAAATTTTTTATTTCTTTTAATTCTTCCTCTGTTACCTTTGTTTGTTTAATTGCCATAACGTTTTTATTTGGATATAAATATTTAAAGTATATACGAAAACAAAAAAAGAGAACAAATGTTCTCTTTCTTTAAATTCTTTAAATAACTCTTAACATACAGGACCAGGACCTGATACGTAAACAGTATTTGAGTTATTTGCGTTTGGACTAAATCCTGAGTTATTTGTAAATGCGAAATCCCAGTCATCACCATTTGCATTTGTGTATGATACTATCATAGTTCCTGGGGAAACATTAATAGTTAATCCATTATTATTTGTAAATCCTCCATGTGGACAGTTAGTTTCTACGAAAGGTCCAAATGTAAAGGAATTTTGAGTATAAATTTGGTGGAAAATTGCTGGATTACCCCAAGCCCATAATCCTCCTCCTTCATTAAGATTAGGAGCACTATTAGAAATATACATATAATATAATTTACATCCTGTTCCACCTAAACTTCTTGTTGAAGATGCTGTTGAACCACCTGATTCACTTACATATACTGTAAATCCTTGGTTATAGCTATTATAAGTAAATTGAGCATTAGTAGTTGATTGACCAGATGTAAGTTGTGTTCCTCCAAATGCAGCCCAATAATAAGATAAACTACCACCATATCTAGAAGTAGCAGAAACACTTGCACCTGCTGGTGTTGGGAATCCAAAATCACTATAAGTTCCACCTACTTGTGTAAAACAATATGTACCAGAAAAACCATCTACACTGTTAATAGTTGGTGGTTGTAGTGGTGTAGTTGTAGTAGCATATAATCTATTAGTAGCGTATGTTGTACCTGCTGCATTACCTGCATAAGCAATATAAGAATATTGAGTTGTATGGTTTAATCCTGTAATACTTGAACTAAAACTTCCAGTACCACTACCTGATGTTCTAGTTGAACCGTTTGATGCTAACCATGATGCTGATTGATTACCAGAAGTATATTTAAATCCTCTAGAATCAACACCACCTGCTACTGCTGAACAACTACCTCTAGCTGTAAAAGAATAGTTACCAACACTGGTTGCTGATACAGTTGACACAGTAGGGGCAACTACTGCACTATATCCATAAAATTCACTCATAGCATCTGGAGTGCTAAATTCTGCTGTAATTGCATTAGAGTGTAAACTTATGTTATTTCCCGAATTGGGAGCACTATTGACTTCTGTATATATATCAGCTCTTAATCTAAGCTGTCCACTAGATGGTACTGCCATTGTAATTTATTTTTTTAAAGTTATTAAGCATCAATCAGACTTTCGTAGCCTGTTGATTGTTTTAAAAGTTGATATGCTCTTTCATAATGATTTGTACAATCTAATTCAAAAGAAATTCTAACTGTATCACTAACTAATGGGTTTAGAGAATCATTATTTCTGTCATCTTCAGAAGCATATACATTCACTATTAATCTACCAGCGTGCATTTTTGTCCATGGTGTTGTTGATTCATCAAATACATTTGTTACATTTAAATCTTTAATTATAACATATGAATTTTCATAAGCTTGGACATTAGTAGCCATTAATGGAATTGTTTCTTCTACAGTAGTTCCTCTTCTATCATAATTTGGATCATCTGCAGGAAGGTCTGCTGGATATACTACGCTAATTGTTTCAGTAGTCTCTGACTCTGATTGAACATGATGGTTAAAAGTACCTGTTAATGCCATTTTTTTATTTTTTTATTTTATTTTTCTAATTGTTTAACTCTTTCAGATAATTCTTTTACTGCTTGGATTAATACAGCTGTTAATTTATCATATTTAACTGCTTTATATCCATTTTCTCTATCTGATACCAATTCAGGTAATACTTTTTCTACTTCTTGTGCAACAACTCCAACATCTTTCATATCACCATAAACATGAACACCTTCCATAGGAATCCAATTATATGTGTAACCAGTCATTTGTTCTACTTTATCTATAGCACTTCCAATTGGTTCTAAATTTTCTTTTAATCTTTCATCTGAAGAGGCAAATGCTACAACATCATTAGTAGCTAACAAAGCTCCAGCAACCCCTGAAGGAGCAGTATTAATTCCTATACTTTGGAATCTACCTGTTGTACTTGCACTTATACTTCCTTGGAATTCAGCACTACCTGTTGTTCCAAAAGATCCAGAGTGTAAAATTGAACCTGTAAATTGTTGAATATCATCTGCTGCATCACCAAATACATTAGATCCTGATGTTACAATTGTAGAAGAAGATTCGAATACTTGTAGTACAAAACTACCTGTTTGAGCAGAAATACTTGTTAATCCTGTTATAGTAGTATCAAGTGCTACTGTAGTTCCTGTTACTGTAATATTATCACCAGCAATAGGAGCAACTCCAGTTAAACCAGCTCCATCTCCTTCGAATGATCCACTAAAAGCACCAGAAGCATAGAATGGATTTGCTGTACTACCAGAAAAAGATCCAGTAAATGAACCCGATAATGTTGAAGTTGTACCATCTGCCATTTCTAGAGTACCTGCTTCAAGTGTAATTCCGTACGATATCATAATTTATTATTTTTTATTTATAGGGGTTAAATGTTTTATCGTTGATAAATATTTAGCCTAAATAGAAGACGATACCCAATTTTGGATTTCTTCACTCCAATAATATAACTCATCACCTAATCTTGTTGGTTCAGATATTGGAGGTTCCCACATTTGAGTATCTTTATCTAATGTCCAACTAGGATATAATTGAGGTGGATAAAACACTTGAGAACTACTATCATAAGTAAACCCTTCATATACATGAGAAAATGAATGGCTTATCCAATTTCCAGATGAAGTTGGGATAATATCACCTGTAAAATGTTCTACTACTAAACTACCTGATATGTTTGCAAAATATCCCATTATGATAAATAATATAATGTCATTCCATCTATTTTAGTATAACCTGTTCTTATCCAAAGTTTATTTAGTCTTACTGAAGTTCCAAATGAAAGAGTAATAGATGAACCTATATGACTTCCACCACTCATAGATGCTGCAGTATTACTATCATTACCAAAGGCATTACTAGGTGAGTTAATATATGTAGTGATATATCCTGCATACGATACAATAGATGTATTAGTATAACTTGTTCCACTATAATCTTCTACAAGTAATCTAGTCCAATATTCATTTGACCATGCTCCACTATCTGATGTACATGCTAGCTTCCATGTTGAGGCATAGACACTAGAATTGTTAAATACAGGCATAAACCAAGTACTACTATTATAAGTTCCTATTATTGATGAACTACTACTCTTATCATATTCAGAACCAAGTTGGGTCCATGCTGCAGTAGTTTCATTTAAACTTACTATATTAGATGGGGTAACTCCAGTAATAAATGCTCTTGCATATATATTATAAGTTACACCAGATGATAATCCACTTATAGTTAGAGTTGAACTTGTAGCTCCTGCTGCTAATGATACTGAATCACTTCCATTGCCTGCTTCTGGGTTTATTCCTTCATCATAATATATTGTAGCAGTAGAAGAGTGATTATTAGTTAATGTAAATGAAATACTAGAATCTGTTTTACTTACTAGAGCAATAGTTGGGTCAGCTACTGCATTTTGAAAAGAAAGTATTTGTCCAGTATATATTTTTTCTATTTGACTAGAACCTACATATGCTTTTAATAAATTATTCCCTATGTAAAAATTACCCATTACCTTACAAAATATAATGTATTAGGGTCAGATGAATTTGATATAGCATTATACTCTGCTTGTGAACCCTGCCAAAGTGATAAACTACCACTTGTTGTATTATAATTTTCAATATGAGAAGTTATAGATGAAGATTCAGAAAATGAAGAAGAATCAGAATTTTCAGCTTGTGAAGATGATATAGAAACTGAAGCAGTATCAGCAGTTCCAGCTACAGAAGCTGATGTGGTGCTATCTGCTTGTATAGCTATAGAAGAAGATTCCGAAAATGAAGCACTTACTATTGAACCATCTCCATAAGTTAAACTACCTGTAATATTTGGATTATCAATTCTCATATATTATAAATATTAACTAAATTTCCATGCACAATACAAATAAGTAACACCACTACCGTTTGTCATACCACTTGTAGAAGGTACTGTAAATCCATCTGAATCAAATGAAAAAGTAAATGATTCTTCTGCTGCATGACTACTAATGTATATTAATTTATTTGCTCCTGCTGCACTATCGAATGCTGCCCAATGATCTGTAGCATTTCTATTTTTTATCCATACCATATCAGGTTGAAATCCTAATCCTGTGATAGATTGACTTGAACCAGCTCCTGTATATGTACCAAATTTAGAGTAACCAGCTACAGAATGCATAGCCCAACCCCAAAAGGTTCTACCTGATGAGTTTACATTACCTGCATTACTTTTTAATGATATAGTAGTAGAATTAGGTGCTGTACTATTCCAAGGATTATTAGATGTATTTTGTGCTATATCACTATTAAACAATATTCTATAACTGGCATTTGTTAATCCTGAATGATATACTGGCCAATCTGATACGTGACTTCTAGTTTTAATAACAACAAATTCTGGTGTAGAATCTAAACCATGACCTATAGTTGCATTATTTCCATTTCCTGTATATGTAAACATAGATTGTCCTGCTGCTGTATTAGCATAAGTAGTAGTTGTAATTGAACCATCTGTATTAGAAGTACCTGAATCTGGGAACCCCCAAGCCCATCCTGAGTATCTTGTTGCTCCACTCCAATTCCATCCAAAACTACTGCCAAGATCTATACCTGTACTGGTATATGATATAGTAGATCCTACTCCTTCTTCTATTTGTGTTGATGATGGGAATAAGTACTTACCTCCAGCATCAATATTATATGTTAAATAGTTTCTACCAGCAACTGATCTACTTTTAGACCAAAATATTCCTGGTTTAAAACCGAAGTTTAAACTCTGGTTACTACTATTACCTGCGTAAATAACTGCTTTTTGACCATCCGTAGGTACTGTAGATAACATAGCATTAGCTCCTAAATAGTTTTGGGCTAGTT